GATAAACTATCAACAAAGAAAAAGAAAGCTCTTGAAATAAAAAAAGTTAAAGAAGGTGTTAAAACCTTTGGAGCTATCAATCCAGCTTCTCTACCAGATACACCAAGCGGTGGTGTCAACACACCATAAGGAGGACGTATGTGCGTAGGAGGTGGAGGTGGTGGATACACACCAGCACCAATAAAGAAACCAGTCTATCAAGCTGGACCTGAGTCACCAGATGATATGGTAAACAATCAGGTTATTGAAAATGCTAATCCAAGAGATCAGCAGGAAGCAGCTAGAAATGAGTTTACTGCTTTTCCCAACAGACCACAACTTAAACCTCAATCAAGTGTAAGTTTAGGCGGAACGACTACTCCAGAACCAGTTAAAAAGAGTGGTGGTATGGGACAAGTGGCACGTAATAAAAGAAGTAAAAGACTTAGGAGAAGAAAGTAAATGAAAGCACGTGATAGATACAATCAACTGACCGTAGGTAGAAGACAGTTCCTTGATACCGCAGTTGAATGTTCAAGATTAACGTTGCCTTATCTTATCCAAGATGATTTAACTTCACGTCCCACTCATCAAAAATTATTTACACCGTGGCAATCAGTAGGTAGTAAGTCAGTTGTCAACTTGGCGGCAAAACTTATGCTCGCATTGATACCTCCACAAACAAGTTTCTTTAAACTACAAGTTAGAGATGATAAACTTGGTGAAGAGTTTCCACGTGAAGTAAAAAGTGAATTAGATTTATCCTTTGCCAAGATGGAAAGGATGGTCATGGATTATGTTAATGCCTCTAGTGATAGAGTTGTAGTCCATCAGGCATTAAAACATTTAATTGTGTCTGGTAACGCATTAATATTTATGGGCAAAGATGGTCTCAAGAACTATCCCCTCAACCGCTTTGTAGTAAACAGAGATGGTAACGGGAACGTCATCGAGATTGTCACAAAGGAACTAATCAGTCGTAAGATACTTGGTATGGATCTCCAAGTAGCTATGCCTAACTCTCCCGGAGATGACGGCCACAAGACAGGATCCGATGATCAAGACGTAGAAGTGTACACTTACGTCCGACTCAACAATGGTCGATGGGTATGGCATCAAGAAGCATACGATAAGATACTCCCAAACAGTCGTAGTACTGCTCCAAAAACTGCAAACCCTTGGCTTTGTCTAAGGTTTAACGTGGTAGACGGAGAAGATTATGGTCGTGGTAGAGTAGAAGAGTTCCTCGGCGACATTAGATCGCTCGAAGGATTGTCTCAGGCTATCGTAGAAGGCTCTGCAGCAGCTGCTAAAGTAGTCTTCCTTGTATCACCATCTTCGACAACAAAACCAAAGACTATAGCCGATGCTGGTAACGGAGCGATCGTTCAGGGTAGACCTGATGACGTTGGTGTTATTCAGGTAGGCAAAACAGCTGACTTCAGGACAGCAGCAGAACAGATGTCAACTTTAGAACGTAGGATAAGCGAAGCTTTTCTTGTACTACAAGTTAGACAAAGCGAAAGAACAACTGCGGAAGAGGTACGCCTCACGCAAATGGAATTAGAACAACAATTAGGTGGACTCTTCAGTTTGCTCACGGTTGAGTTCCTAATACCCTACCTCAACAGAACCTTGCATATACTACAACGTACGGGTCAACTACCAAAAATCCCTAAAGACGTGGTACGCCCACAGATAGTTGCTGGTGTTAATGCATTAGGTAGAGGACAAGACCAACAGTCACTTGTTCAGTTCGCACAAACTCTTGCTCAAACTATGGGACCAGAAATCATGGCTAAGTTCCTTGACCCCGGTGAGTATGTTAAACGACTCGCAGCAGCTCAAGGTATAGATGTACTTAACCTAGTTAAGACACCTGAAACTATGGCACAGGAAGCACAACAACAGGAACAGAAAATGCAACAGATGGAAATGCTGAAGCAAGCTGGTCAGTTGGCTGGTACTCCTATGATGGACCCAAGTAAGAATGAAGGCATGGCTAACATGATAAAAGACGGATACGATCAATTACAAAATGGCAACACAGAAGGCGAGCCGCCCACAGAAGGTGGCGAAGAAACCCCTCCCGAAGGTTAGCAAACCAGAGTCTCTCGTTGAAGAGAACGAAAGAGCCACACCAACTAAGTTCACTACTAGAGCAAACATAGGACCAGATCCTGAGCTAGTAACAACATTTGGTTTAGGCAACCTAAAAGTAACCACCGCTAAAGGATACAAAGATGACGGAAAAACTAACGTATGACCCAACTCCAGCTGACGCTCCTGAGTTTACAGAAGATGAACAAGACTCACTAGCCGTTGCGGAGAAACTAGGTCAAGAAGAATCTGAACTGTATGCTGGTAAGTACCAGAGTGCAGAAGAATTAGAAGAAGCATACATAAATCTACAAAAAAAATTAGGATCCTCTGACGAAGATGATGATGAAGTTGAAGAAACTACGTTTGATGAAGATGAGTATCCTGAAGAAGTTGCAGAAGGTGTAGACTTAATTACTACTGCTTCTGAAGAATACTATGAAAATGAAGGAGCACTCTCTGAAGAAACAATGCAACGTTTTACAGAGATGTCTAGTTCAGATTTAGTAGAAGCTTACATGGCTATCAGAGATCGCAACCCAGATATAGATGGTGGTGTAGCGGCTGACTTAACTGATGCTGAGATGAACCAAGTTTATAACTCAGCAGGTGGTGAAGCAGAGTATGGAAGATTAACAAGTTGGGCAGCTGAAAACTTATCAGAAACAAAGCTAGATGCTTTTAATGATATGATAGATAGAGGTAATGCTACCGCTATACAAATTGCAGTTGCCGGACTACGAGCTGAGTATGAAGCTCAAGAAGGTTACGAAGGTCGAATGCTTACAGGCAAAAGTGCTCCAGCTGCGGATGGATTCCGTAGTCAAGCTGAGGTTGTACAAGCTATGTCAGACCCTCGTTACGATAGAGATGAAGCATACAGACAAGATGTGTATGACAAACTCGAACGTTCTGATATTCAATTTTAATTATGTCTAAAGCTTATGACCCCTCATCACGAGACAATGCTATGAGGGTAAAATATAAAGTAAATACTGCAGGCGATCGTTGGTTCATTCCTTATAATGACAATGGCACTACAGCAGAGCAAGTAGCTCAATGTACTAAACTTGTTGGTAAAACAACCAACGGCACACAAGACGCAGGAGCTGAACAGTAATGCCGGGACACTACGGAGACAAGAAAAAAAAATCTAAAGCTATGGCACAATCTTTGCCAAACAAAGCTGAGATGAGAAAAAAAACATTACTACTTTTAGCTAACAAAAGGAAAAAGTAATGACAACTAAACGAAAGAGTGTTAGTCTAAAGATAGGCAAACATAAAAGTCGTTCAGGCGGCTTGACAGCTGCAGGTCGTAAGAAGTATAATGCAGCTACGGGTTCTAATCTAAAAGCTCCACAACCACAAGGTGGTCCACGAAAGAAATCTTTCTGTGCTAGAATGGGTGGAGTTAAAGGACCAATGAAAGATAGCAAGGGTCGTCCAACACGGAAGGCACTTGCATTACGTAAATGGAAATGTTAACATGGCACACAAAGGCAAAGGATCCTGTGGATCTAAAGGAGGAAAAGGTAAACGCTAATGGCTAAACCCGGACTTTATGCAAACATACATGCCAAGAGAAAGCGTATCGCCGCTGGCTCTGGTGAGAAAATGAGGAAACCCGGTTCTCCCGGTGCTCCTACTGCTGCTAACTTTAGGCGTTCAGCCAAGACAGCAAAGAAAAACAAACTAAAAATTAAATAGTACTTAGTGGCGACCCGAAATTATCGTCCTCGCCACAGGTATTCCCCACTCTTATTACAACTATGATTACTTCCGAATACGGAAAGCAAAACATACATGCAAATGAAACTCCAGCGAGAGTTATTCCTAATTACCCAATAAACAAAAACCCTATTATGACAAACGAAGCAGAAAGATTTAACGGCTGGGCAGCTATGCTCGGATTCGTTGCAGCTCTTGGAGCATACATCACAACAGGACAAATTATTCCCGGTATATTCTAATGGCAGCAATCTCAGTATCAAGAGAACGTCAAGCCAGTAACTGGGAAAGTTTCTGTCAATGGGTCACAAACACTAACAACCGCCTTTATGTAGGATGGTTTGGTGTACTAATGATACCCGCACTTTTAACCGCAACCACCTGTTTTATAATCGCTTTCATTGCTGCTCCTCCAGTAGACATTGATGGCATCCGTGAACCTGTGGCAGGATCTCTTTTATATGGCAACAACATTATCTCAGGAGCAGTTGTCCCCAGCTCCAACGCCATCGGACTACACTTCTACCCAATCTGGGAAGCAGGTACTCTCGACGAATGGCTCTACAATGGTGGACCCTATCAACTCATCGTCTTTCACTTCCTTATCGGTGCAGCATCTTACATGGGACGCCAATGGGAACTTAGTTATAGATTAGGAATGAGACCATGGATATGCGTAGCTTATTCCGCACCAGTATCTGCAGCACTAGCAGTATTTTTAGTGTACCCTTTCGGACAGGGGAGTTTTAGTGATGGTATGCCTCTTGGTATCTCTGGTACTTTTAACTTTATGTTCGTATTCCAAGCAGAACACAATATCCTTATGCATCCGTTCCACATGCTCGGTGTTGCTGGGGTATTCGGTGGTGCTCTTTTCGCTGCTATGCACGGAAGTTTGGTTACTTCCTCACTTATTAAGGAAACAACTGAACAAGAGTCACAGAACTATGGCTATAAATTTGGTCAGGAAGAAGAGACTTATAACATCGTTGCAGCTCACGGCTACTTCGGTAGACTAATATTTCAATATGCGTCTTTCAATAACTCTCGTGCTCTTCATTTCTTTCTTGGTGCTTGGCCGGTTGTTGGCATATGGCTAACATCTATGGGTATATGTACAATGGCATTTAACCTAAATGGATTTAACTTCAACCAATCAGTTGTTGATGTTAATGGAAAAGTTATTCCTACTTGGGCAGACGTTGTTAACAGACAGAACTTAGGTATGGAAGTTATGCATGAAAGAAATGCACACAACTTCCCACTAGACTTAGC